TATGATAAACACTGGGCTGACTGTTGCCGGGACTCCGATGGGGGCTTCTAGTACGGCAGGAAAAGCGGCCGCAACGTCAGCGGCTGATGGTACAGCGAGTGGCGTTCTTGGATTAGGGTTGTCTGATACATATGACACCACTGATACTGATGCCGCATGGATCTGGGTTAATCCTAGAACCCATAAATAATGCTTCTGAAGGGGTGAGCAATATCACCCCTTCGACATTTTAATGACAAACATTATCGTTATCGCCATATTACTGATGCCTTGGATATTCGTGCCTGACACGTCATTTATTGACCAGATGCGATTACCAAAAGCTGTTTTCTTTGATATGGTGTGTATGACAATAATTGCGTCATGCTTTATCTCTGGGCAAAGATTCCAATACAAGAATAAATGGCTTGGAATAATGCTTCTTATGATAATGGCAGGTTTGTTTATGAATTGGTACTTTCCATATATGATTCAGATCGAGAATAAGCGTGTTCTGAATATGTGGAACTTAAGTGCGTCGATTCATGCCATATTAGGGATTGTGGCGTCATTTTGTATAATGACAAGCCTTGACAGGGCTAGTTATATAAGGATAGCCAAAGCGATATGTCTATCAGCGGTGTTCTGTTCGCTTTTTGGCATACTACAGGCGATAGGCTTTGACCCAATGTCGCAGATTACAACGTATAAGGCCTACGAATCTAACCATGTTGCCGCAATTTTAGATCATCCGAATATGCTTGGGAATTTTCTTGCGCTGTCGATTCCATTCTTTCTGTTTTTTGATGCCCCGATATTTGCTCTTGGTATTTGTATTTGTGTTCTTTGCCTTTACTTTACGCATTCTTCAACGTCAATGATGGCGTTATTCATTAGCACTCTTGCTTACTTCTTCATTAAAAATATAAGAAACGTGAAGTGGGTAATTGGAATTATTGCCGGCAGTGCAATTGTTCTTGCTGTCGTGTTGACAGCTCCGGGGTTTAATAAGATATCAGCAGGGTTCACGGGTCGTGCGGCGATCTGGGGACAGGCGATTGAAAGGATAAAGGACAATCCTGTATTCGGGCAAGGCTTGGGGAGATTTGCCACGTTTGACATTAACCAAAGCGGAATGCGTTGGGAGTTTGTCCATAACGACTATATTGAAATGGTCATAAACTTCGGGTTTATTGGACTAGCCATCTTTGGCTTTATAATTTTCAATTCATTTAAGAATTTCAACCTATCGTCGGAGAATGCGTTAGGTTTCTCATATATTGCGTCACTTGTGGCGTTTCTGGTGATTATGTTCGGGTCATTCCCTTTAGAATTCGCTCCGGCGTGTTTATTGGGGATGATGGCGTTTTGCGGCACTGAACGACTTTAACTAAAGGGGTAATATGGCTAAGCAGAAAGATGTTAAGTTGGAAGACAACAGTAAGGTTTCAATGTTTGAGTATTCCGAGATGGCTTCACAAATGATTGAGCAGAGGAAAAAAGAGTTCTCTAATCTTCAGCACAATTATTTACTTGCGACGATGGCGTTAAAGAATACCCAAGAACAGATTGCCAATGAACGTGTAGCTTTCGAGCAATTAAAGAAGGCTGAAGAGAAGCGTCGTGAGGACATTCTTGTTAAAAAAGAGCGTGACATGGACGAAAAAGCTCATGCGCTTGAAGTGAATGTAAGGACGTTTGAGAAGAGAAGTGCAGATTTGAAAGCCCGTGAGATTGCCGTAGCTCATTTATTTGAAGATCGTAACAAGTTAAATGAAGAGCGTATCGACGTTGAACGGCTTCGGAATAAAGCTGAAGATGCAATGCGCCAAGCCAATAAGAAGAGTTCAGAGGCGTCGGCGTTAATGAACACCTCAAGGGTCAAGGAAGACGAGGCTAAAGCGTTAATGGCAAAAGTTGACGCTATGAATGTAAACCTTGCGACAAGAGAGGCACAGCAAAAGAAGCAAACGGATGAGATAATCAATCGAATTAAGGAGCTTAACGCCTTAAAAGAGATTGTTGACCCGAAGATAAAAGAACTTGAATTGGTTGATGCCGGGATTAAAGAGAAGGAAGCCGAGCTTGCCCAAAGAGAGAAAGATGTTGCGAGGAAGCTTGAAGAGGATAGGGCTATTGTTATCGCCTTCTCTGAACGGGAAAAAAAGCTTAAAGCCCGTGAAATAGAGGTTTCGACAAGAGAGCAGGAAGTCACTCGGAAATTGCTTCTTATGAAAGGGTCTGAAAAATGAGCCGTAAAGTCATGACCGGGAATGAAGGGGTATTGGATACTGACAGGACGTTAGTGTATAACCTTGTCTTTAAATCCACGCTCAAGGCAAGAAACATTTCCGTTTCAGACACGGCTACACCTTTACCGACGACTCCGCTTGCTAGGAGAATGAGCATTATTGTTCAGAATTATGGCAACGTTGTTTTGTTTATTGGGGCTTCCGATGTCACAGTTAATGATGGATTCCCGATATTGCCAAGGGCTACGATACAGTTAAGCGTTGAAGAAGAGGTCAATATTTACGGCATAGTAGCGACTGGCACTTGTGCGGTTCGCATTCTGGAAGGGGCATAGTATGCAACGCCTTGACATAGCAACGTCAGTTGAATCAATATCGAATGTCCAACAGCAGAGGTCGCTTGTAAACAGAGCGATTCAAATTGCTCTTGAGAGAGTCTATCAGTTCACAGACTGGCCGTATTACCTTCAATGGGGTTCAATAAGAACGACAGCCACATACACAACTGGCGCGGCAAAGGTAACGAACGGAAGTAAGACGGTTACTGGCGTTGATACCGTGTGGACTTCTGCCATGATCGGGAGAAAGTTTAGACATTCAGACGAGGCGGCTTATTACCGTATAACGGCTGTTGGTGGGGATACAAGCCTTACCATTGATAACGAATATCAAGGGACTACGGATGTCGTTGGCTCTTCTTACACGATTTATAAAGACGAGTACCGGCTTGCTTCTGATATGGATAAGAACAAGACGGCTATTCAGATACAAAACCGTGTTCCGATGGTAGATCTTCCGCCGGGTGAATTTGATAAACAGATGCCCGTTCCGCAGTCTTATGCAGACCCAATTTATCAGGTTCAGTCAGGCACGAAGCTTGACACTTACACCACGGGGACAGTAACGTGTTCTGGCACGACAATAACAGGAATTGGGACAGCTTGGTCTTCCGTTGAAGGTCTTGGACGCATGAGCCGGATTATTATCGGTAGCAATGCTTATACCGTTAAGTCCGTCAATTCGGATACATCAATCACAACATATGAAGCCCTTACAGCGATATCTGTTGGCACAACATATGTCATTGAGCTTCGGAATGTCATAGTCCAGCTCTATCAGATACCGGATGCCGCAAGGATGCTCTACTATCGCTATTACAGGATCCCGGAAATTATGGCGAATGATTATGACAACCCGGATATGCCATCTCATTGGGATTGGGTGCTTATTTACGGGGCACTATCAATGACTTTCCTTCAAAAAGGGGATGTAACAAAAGGCACTGAATGGTGTCAACAGGAGTTCGAAAAAGGATTGGCTTTAATGAAGAACAAGGTTGGGTCTTTTGTTGCCAACCGAATTTATAAGAAGCAGTGCGTGGATAAGGCAGGGAGTCGTCCCGGCGTTGGATTAGAAAGAAGCTCATTCGATAGGCGGTATTCTTCGTGATTAAAAGGTTAATACTCACAGCGATTCTATTGTTTTCTTCATTGGCTACGGCTAACGCTGGTGTCCTATGGAGTAAGCATTCATATTTTCGTAACTTCGGTGGTCTGAATGACGTGTCTTCTTCTTCTGAAATTGAAGATAACGAAGCGACAGATATTCAGAACATTGTCTTTGATACGTCAGGTGCTATCAAGAAGCGTTATGGATACAGAACGCTTCCAGAATCAACTGGAACAATATATAAGGCGGCGACTGGTCAGATCACCGGGCTGATATATTTCAAGAAGTCAAACGGAGATAAGTTTCTCTTTGGAATAAGCAATGATAGTGGTCAGGCGAGAGCCTTCTATAAGCAGTACGACACAAGCACATCATTACCCGTTAGTGCGTGGACAGACAATACTGGGATTTTACCATCTGGATATTCAGCTGATTATTTAGCGACGCTTTCAGTTGCGAATGATTTAGTTGTTATTACGCTCGATGCCGGAACACAAAAGAAGCCTTTTGCATGGACAGCGACAGCCCCAGTATATCAATTATCATCTGATGCGAATCTTCCTGTTGCGACATTAAACTGTTATCATAAGAACATTTTATTTCTCGCCGGCAATGACGCTTATCCTTCAAGAGTGTATTTCAGCAACCTTGGATTGATTGACACATGGACGGTCACAGACTTCTTTGATGTTAATTCCAATAATGGAACAAGGGTGACAGGTCTTATTTCTGCGTATGACTGTCTTTACATTTTCTTAGACAAGTCAATATGGAGGCTTTCTGGGTCTGATAGAGATAGCTTTCAACTTGAGAAGATGGTTGACAATATCGGAACGACGAGCCAGCAGTCTTTATCCATTGTAAATAATCTTATCTACTTTACTACGGCGCAGGGCGATATTGCAGTGTATGACGGGGCATATACCGTCAAGTTTTTATCACAGAAGATACGCAACACAATCGGTGGATTGAATTTTACCAGAGCAAGCAAGACGTTGGGTCTTGCCTTCTCGACGTATAAATACGTTGATAATGATTATTATGTTGCTGTGTCAGAGTCTGGTTCTGGAACAAATAATCTTATCCTTCTTTTTGATACGGCGCATAATGCTTGGACAAAATTTAAAGGGATTAACGCCTCTGCTTGGACGGTAGCCGATACGTCTTCAGGTCAGTACGCTATGGTATTTGGAGATTATGACGGGTATGTTCACCAGTATCCATCAACTGGATATTATGACGGGGACGTGGCAACGTCTGCGATTTCGGCACACTACCAGACGAAATGGTTTAGATACGCCGACCAATCGTTAGGCGACAAATATATGCGGCTATTAAAGACTTACTGTCTTTCGGAAACGCAATCGCCCAATAATTTGACCATTGAAGCCAAGGCTGATTATGAAACAGTTGGAACGGAATATGTAGTTAATCTATCCCAAAGCGGTGCTATGTGGGACGTAGCCTTGTGGGATATTGATTTGTGGTCAGGACAGAGATTGATAGTCGATAGGGAAGAGGTCAACAAAGGTGTTGATATTTTTCAGTTAAAGTTTTCTAATGAGAATGTTGACGAAGGGTTTACGGTTCTCGGGTACGAAAATTATATCGAGCCCAGCGACCGCATCTAGAAATCGTTTGTTTTCAATAGGTTACAACATTATGCTTACTTTTAAGAGTTTCGGAAATCTTATCACGAGTTTCTTGAGAAACAATATGACCCTTATGCCATTTATTAAGTCCACTATTTTTATCATTAAGAGCGTGCCAGCGCATATGTTCAGATTTATTCGCAAACAACATAAGGTTTTCAATTCTGTTGTCAAGTTTATTCCCGTTAATATGATGAACACATTCTTGTTTTGTAAGAGGTCTGCCAATATGTGCTTCCATAATAAGAATGTGTTCACAAACGCTTTTATATGCTTTAATCGCTTTTGGATGACCTGGCATAAAAATGTATCTATATCCACCGGAAATTCTAAATTTAAGTCTTGGCTTATTGCGTCTAGATTCTCCAGATTTCCTTCCATATTCAAATATCTTTTTAGATGTTTTGGTCGTGAGTCCTTTATTCCAAGAAATAATTCCTTGACGAAGTTTATTTCCAATCATATTAGGATTTTTCTTTCCTTTCCAGAAAGATACTCTACCAAGTGTGCTACATCTAACAGAGCAAAAATTTCTTCTTTCCCAATACTTCTTTCCATGAGAAGGTTGTTTAGTAAATTCTTTGCCACATTTAATGCAATTTTTAGTAAGAATGATTTTCGTTTTCATAATAAGGATTATATTCTATGCGTTGGTTAATGTCAATAAGCATCTGTTTGGTTTTGATATCTTCTCTCGGCTTCGCAACACCAGAGCCGCCGAAGATAATTGACAAGGCGACCTATGAATACGTTAGAACATTACGAAATAATCTTAATCGTCTTCCTGTTGTTGTTAGCAACCCTTCAGGGGTTAGATTAGGGGATTATGGGGATATGATTTTGTATAAGAACGGTGCGACGTTCAGTTTAATGATAAACGTGTCGAGTCCTAATGGAAAAACATGGCTCGGCGTAAATCTTGGAGTAATATGAAAAAAACAGCCCTCTTATTTGCGTTATACGCCACGATAATTGCTCAAGGCACCTGTTATGCCTCCGCACCAAGTCGGACTTACAACTATGTGGCAGGTCAAACAATTTCTTCAGCACAGGTCAATACGAATGAGATTTCTCTTTATTCATATTTACAGAACGGTGTTGAGGTATTGGCTGCAAATTCCGTAACTGATACCGCTGTGTCTGCCAGTGCTAACATCCAATATTCCAAGCTGAATTTAGCAGGACAGATACTCAATGCTGATATTTCATCTTCGACTACGATTGATTACACGAAACTGAATTTAACAGGCAAAATTGTTAATGCAGACATTTCGGCATCTGCCGCTATTGCTGATAGCAAGCTCGCCACGATTACAACGGCTAGTAAAGTCAACACTTCAGCAATAACTGGAACTCTTGGCGTATCAAATGGAGGTACTGGTCAAACAACAGCACAGGCGGCGATTGATGCTTTACTTCCGTCTCAAGGGTCTGCAAGTGGAAAATTTCTTACATCGAATGGGAGTGCGAGCAGTTGGGGGACAGTAACCACATACACTCCATCTGTAAAGTTTGGATCATTCTCAAGAACTCCGGGCACAGGAAGTGGTTCTGTCAATTATACAGGAGTTGGATTTCAACCGACATCAATTATGTTTTTTGTTCCTACTTATGGTACAAACAATTACTCTTATGGTGGATATGGAACAAACAATGCGAATTACTGTACATATACATCCGGTGGAGCTGGGGCAGGAACAAGCACGACATATTCAATAGTTCAGCAACTTGGCGGTGCAAATTATTCAGAGTCAGGGGCAGTTTCATCTATGGGTGCGGATGGATTTACTATAGCATGGACGACTGCCGCAGGATCAGATGCGAGTGCGGCTTTTACAGTTTTTTATGTAGCAACAAAATAAGGATTCTTATGAAAATACTATTCCTAACTTTAGCTATCATATTCGGACTTCAACTTAACTGCCTTGCCAACCCGTCTAACTCGGTGAGCATTTCATACCCTGCGGTGGCTAATGCGGTAATTGCTTCGGCTGAATACAATGCGAATAATAATGAAGTCCAGACGAAGTATAACAGCCATTCGCATATTGATATTGACAATCTAGCGACAGTAACGACGGGCGTTTGGGCGGCGACTCCGATTAACTATCCTTTCTTGGAATTAACAGACTCTATCGTAGGTGACGATTTATCTGACAGTGCGATGGAGAAGATTTATCCAGTCGGCTCGATTTATATATCAACCGTATCGACGAATCCGGCAGCGTTATTTGGCTTTGGGACTTGGACAGCTTTTGCGGAAGGTCGTGTATTGATAGGGGTGGGAACGTCAGACGCTGTTTATGCCGCCGCCGCTACTGGCGGTGCTTCTACGGTTACCTTGACAGCGGCACAGAGTGGGCTACCAGCGCATACTCATGCTCAAGACTCCAGAACGCTTCTTAATGTTGCCGGAGGAAATAACAACTCTGGAAGCAATGGTTTGGATGCTGGAGGGAATACAGGGTCAACAGGTGGAACGTCCGCCGCCGAAGCGCACACGAACCTGATGCCGTATGTTGTGGTCTATTGTTGGCACAGAGATAGTTGAGGAATTATGATAAAGACTTTAACCTTAATGCTTTATAAATCGGGAGTGTGATATATGGGCTTCTTAGGCGATATTGTCGGAAGTGTAATGAATTCTTCTAAAGGCGGCGGCGCAAGAAAAGGTGCTGAGGAATCTATTGATAAGCTTTCTAATGAAGCATATAACCGTGGAAAGATGACTGACGCTGAAAGCGAGCAGTATTCCGGGTCGTTTGATATTGGAAAATTGATCGAGCAGGTTTATAAAGGACAGGTGGGTCTTGGAAAGATGCCAGAAGGTTATGCAACGCCTGAACAGCAATACCTTCAGCAAACAGGAGAGATTGGAAAAAGCCTTTATGACACAACGCTTGCCGATTTGAAAGATCCTTATGCCACCTATGAAAGCCAGTTAAACCCGGCATTGAAGGCGGCTGAGGACTTCGTAAATACATCAATGCAACGACGTGGACTGCTTAAATCGGGTCTTAATATCGAAAGCATGGGGAGAGCTGGCGTTGACCTTGCAATTAAAGAAGCCCAAGATAGGATGGCGTATCGTTCAGAGGCTTTAACCCGTGGTGCTGGTATGGCTGATACTATTCAAAGTACGGGGCAGACGAATTTAGCAAACATATCAAACCTGTATAACACACAGCAGGGCTATGGTCAGAACGCCATGGCAAGACAGGCAGGACAGGCTTTAGGCGTATTGCCTACACAGGTAGCCCCTCAAATGGCTCGTCTTGGTGATGCCTATGCAATGATTCAGACAGGACGGAAACAACAGCAATCGGCTATTAATACTGGGGCTGACGCATTGCAAACAGCCGCCACTGGCGGAAACTTTGGCGCAAGTCTTTTCGGAGGATAATTATATGGCAGGCGAATTTCAAGCTACATTAGCAAGCGGTATGGAGGCAGGACGTGACCCTGTTGAGGAGAAGCGTCAACTGCTTCGTTTAGAACAGCAACAAGAGTCAAAGAAGCAACAGGCTCAACAGCAGTTTGCTCATAACTTTCTTAAACAATTTGGAATTGTAAAAGAGAAAGATATTGAGCCGTCTGCGTCGGAATTAGAAGAATCGCTCAAGTCCTTCGGACAGAAGAACGGGTCAGAAGTAAAGTTTAATATTGCTCCTGATTCTTCTGAGGAACAGAAGGTCGCCTTTCTTAAACAATTACACAGTGCGTATAAAATCCCTGTTCCAAAAGGTAGAAGCGAAACGGTGTTTGATGAAAAAGCGGCGAAAGGTCTTGAGGTAAGTTTATCTAGTTCTGGTGAGGCAAGCCTTAAGTCAAAAGAGAATGAATTATCAGCTGAAGATGCCGCTGAAAAATTAACACGGGCAATGGGAATAGCCCCGAAAGGATATAAGCCAACAGTAAGCACGAAAGGCGGTGTTGGATACAAGCCCGAGAGTGAAGATATCGGTATATACACCTTGAATCCAATTACTGGGGATGTGGAGCAAAAAGCCTCTGTTCCTTATGGTAGCAAGACGTATAAAGCCGTTATGACACCGGAACAGATTAAAGAGCGTTCTTATTCAGAAGCACAGGGGAAGGCTATCGGTAAAAACATTGAAACATCTGACAAGTTAGCGTCGGCGGTTAAACGTTTAGAGATAATAAACTCGCAATTTAAAAAAGCATTACCTTCAGGCGATAAAACGCCATTAGAACAGCGCATTTCTGGGGCAACGTCTTCTTGGGCGGCAAAGGCAGGGCTGATTGATAATAAAGAACTTGTTGCACTTCAGAAGAATATTAGACCAATGGCTATAAACATGATTCGGGCTTTTGGGGAGGTCGGGAATCTTTCCGAATCAGAACAGAAAGGCGCAATAGACGTTGTTGAGCAATCCGGGCTCACAGATGATGAGCGGATTGCGGCTACTAAGCAATTCATTGAATTTGCTTTAGCTGGGGCAAGTCCTGAAGGAATTAAACATTTGAGGTCAAGAAAAGACATTCAAGGAATATTGGATGCTTTTGGTGTTGAGTTGCCGAATTATGGTGATGAAGAATCTGTTGCTCCAAAAGGGGCGGCGAAAGTAACGGATTACAAGTCAATATATGGATTGAAATAATATGGCAGACCTAGCCCGCATTAAAGAGAATGTTGCCAAAATGGCATCAATGAACGCCCCCGTAGAAGATATTGACGGGTATATCGCTTCTGAAGGCACTACAGTTGACGCTATTAAGGCGTTTAAGCCACAAATGTTCGCAACCGAAGCCGAAGGTCGCCAAGCGTCTGAAGTAGCATTTAAAGAGCAAAAGAGGCTTCAGGGCGAGGCTTCTCCGCTGGCGGTCGCTGGCAAAGGCTTGGCAAATACTGGCAAGGAAATTGTCGGTGGAATAAACACAGCCCTGAATACCGCTACGGCAGGGGCAACTGACATTCCTTATCAAATGGCTGGAACAACGAATGTCCCGGCTGAAACAGGAGATATTGCTAAAGGCGCAGGAATGGGTCTTGGAATGGTTGGCGGGATCCCCGGTGCGGTCGCTAAAGGTGCAGGAGCTATGCTTGCCAATACTGGTCTTTGGAAAGCACCGGGTCAATATATGGCTATGGGTCGTGAGTTAAAGGCATTACAGGCTCAATATGGCAAGACAGCCGAAGGCGTTAAAGTACCAATGACAAGGCTTGCAGACCATATTGGGGAAGCCGTCGTCAAGGCAAAAGACAAATTGGGGAATTTCAAGAAAGAAATTGATAACGCCATATTCTCTGAATCAGAAAAAGCGGCTTCTTTTGTTCATTCTAAATTACCTCCGTTTTTCAAAAAGGCTTCTAAAGAATATGGAGATAGACTTGAAGAAATTGCTCAGTTTGCTGATGAAACAGGAAAAATCACAAGAAAAGAAGCGCATGAATTTGTTTCTGGTATAAAGCAAGAAGCTATATCTAAACAACTGGATATTGGTAAAGCATACGACAAGGTTGACGAAATATTAAAAGGCTATCCACTAGAAGGAGAACCTTCAATTATTCTTTCTGAAAAAGGAACAAAGACTATTCAAGATTTATCACAAGATTTAATACCGTTTAAAGATTTTAATGCTTCCATCCGTGAAGTAATGAAAAAAACAGGAGCTACCTTTAAATCTGGACAGAGAGTTTCCCCCGAAGATTTAGCCGCCATGATTACTAAAGAACATTATGGTCAATTTCTTGAAAGCAAAGTGTCGTCGGAAGTCGCTCAATCTCTCAAACAGCTTAATGCCGACTACAAACCCATTGCACAGGCAAGACAAGAAGCCGGACGCATATTTAATCCATATTTAGAGTTTAAAGAAGGACAGGGTTCGTCTTGGTTAGCAAAGGTAGCGGAAAATACTGCAAAGAAAGACTTATCTATTGGAGAACAAAAACTGTTATCTCTTCTCGAAGAAGGCAATGCAATGGGCGAAGGCGTGGGTGATGTTACGTCAACCATTCGTGCTTTAGGTAAACAGAAGGCAAGTACCGTAAAAGACATTGAGAATACGGTTAATGATTTGGTTATGAAGCAGAACAAGGTCAAGGATTATGAAGCGACACGGGCATCAATGAATAAGAAGGTTGGATGGGCTTTGGGGATACTTGGAATTGGTGGGTTAGGTGGAGCAAGCCAAGTATATAGAGCAGGTCGTCAGGCAACTGAATTTACCAGATGACTAGCGATTTGAAACAATTATTAAAAGACCGAGTAAGAATATGGCTAACCACATATCGTTCCTTTCAGTTAATAAAAGCATACCACAAAAGGTTGACAATGTATAAAAACATTTGGATATGGTTAAAATCTAGGACAAGGTGGCTGTACCGCATTAAGAGGTCATGGATGGCTTGTGCCTTGCTTCTATGCGCTATTGGGGTTAATGCCGATCCGATCAGGTACGAGAACGCACCATTGAATATTTCTGATGGAACAACGAGTGTCTATCCGTATCAGTTTAATGTGCCGAGTGGGTCATTGACTGATAATAGCGACGGGACAGCTACCCTTAACATTGACTCAGAGATTTACAGTAACTCCGGCTGGACAGCCTCAACAGGTCAAACGGTATCGACGCTCAACGTCGGCATCGGCACAACAATTCCAACCCGTAAATTAGACGTAGTCGGAACAGCAACCATCTCCGGGGCTGTCGGGCTTGGAACGACTACGGTAACGGGGAATGTTTTTGTTAGTGGGAATGTTGGGATAGGGACGACAGTTCCAGCGTATAAAATAGAGTCTACTTCTGGTGATATTGCCTTCAACACGGGCGGGTTTATTTCTGCCACAGGTGGGACGATCACAACTTCTGGAAGTAAGACTATCCATACCTTCAATGACTCTGGAACATTTACAGTTTCTACTGCGACTACGGTTGAGTATCTTGTAATTGGAGGTGGCGGTGGCGGCGGAAGTCTTATTGCTGGCGGTGGTGGTGCTGGTGGATACAGGGAAGGCGTTTTATCAATAGCCGCGGGAACACACGATATTACTGTCGGTGCAGGTGGTATTGCAGTTACTGGTGGGGCAGCGGGGGTCACTGGAAATGATGGCAATCCTTCGATATTTAGCACAATAACATCCGGAGGCGGTGGTGGCGGTGGTACATACAATAATGTGGCAGGTAGAAACGGTGGTTCGGCTGGCGGCGGTGGTGGGGCAGAAGGTTCAGGCACTGGATGTTCAGCGGCTGGTGGAACGGCATCTCCGGCAGGACAAGGAAATAACGGCGGTTGCGGTGGAGCTAAGCCGAGCGGTGTATATCAAGGCGGTGGCGGTGGTGGTGGTGCTGGTGCGGTTGGACAAGCGTTCCAGACAGTTAATGGAGGTAACGGCGGTACTGGTGTAACGCTATCAATAAGCGGTTCTCCTGTTTGTTATGCTGGTGGTGGTGGTGCTAGTGCCACTGGAGTAGGGACATTTGGAACGGCTACTTGCGGAGGTGGCGCAGGTGCGGTTGGCGGTAATTCAGGCACAAATGGAACAGCAAATACCGGAGGCGGTGGCGGTGGCGTATCGGGCGGTACGTCAGGAGCTGGCGGAAAAGGCGTTGTAATAATCCGTTATTTAACACAAACACCAGACACCTCGTCTGCCATGACCCTGAAAAGCGGGAAGCTAGGCGTTGGTACAGGGTCACAATTATCCAAAGTCGGAGTGAATGGCGGAGTATCCGTTGGAAGCTCTTATTCTGGAATTCTTGCCCCTACTGATGGGTTGATAGTACAGGGTAATGTCGGCATTGGCACGGCAATACCGGGCGCAACGTTACAGGTTGGTTCGGGCACAATCTCAGGTACGATGGCTTCGTCAAGTGCGCATATTCAGGGCGATCTTGAGATAGATGGAACACTTTATAGCGGTGGGACAACATTTGGCTTTCGCGTAGCAACAGCCGCAAATCAGGCGTGTACTACAACCTGTGTTCGTGGATGTGTTTTAGGTCAGGATACGGCGGCATTAACCTATGCGATAGTGGCTTGTTCAAGTGCGGCTGCAGATATTTGTCTCTGTTCAAAATAAGGAGATTTATGAAATACGTTATCTTGTTTGTGATGTTTTTAATTCCGTCGGTTTGCTTCGCAGATTTACAGGCTGATTTAGATGCGGCGAACATCAAAGTCCTACGCACACAGCTTGAGTTAATAAAGACGCAGGAAGCCGTGGCTCAACAGCAAAGGGAAAAAGAAGTAGCACTGTCTGAAATTGAAGATTTGCGTTTGCAGTTATCGGGAACTAATGAACAAGAAAAAATATCCCCGGTTAATATGGAAATGTCATGCGGGACAACAATATCTTGTGACACGACGGTGAAATAATGTTTATCGCACCGCCTATATATTATGACGTTCAATCTTTTGACAGGAGCAAGCAATATGCCGTTATCGGAGAGGCAACGACACGAAAAGAAGCAGAAGATCTTATCAAGTCTAAAGGCTTTTCAGACGACCAGTGCTTTGCTAGTCGTGACGATCAACAGGGATTTTTTCGGGCTATTTGCGAAGTCAATAGGGTGACGAGTTATCCGAATAAGGAGAAGCCAATTGAGCATTGAAACTAAACCTATAGCAGTGTCCGGCGGTGTTATTCTGTCGCTTATTTTTTCAACATGGGTTTTAATTACGGTTGTTCTTGTTTGTTACGCTGAACGCATGACAGAATATAGAATGCGGATTGAAAGGCTTGAGGATGAGAGCATGGGGATAAATATGCCTGTAACACAGACAATTAAAGACGTTCTAACCAATAAATAGGGGGTTCACTATGAAAAGTAAGCGAGGCTCAACGAGAGGATCTTCGAGAGGGTCTAAACGTGGAACACGATAATACTCCTCAACAAGCTGTTGGATACGACCGCAGACTGGCGGAGTATATATCTGAATTCGGGTTTACTCCGGCTATGTTCTTGGCTGAATCAAGAAGGCATAAAGAGCATATTGATGGTATTAGATCAGACATCAAAGATATGGTAAAAAAGGTTGATGTCTTGAATGAGGCGATATTAAGACTCCCATGTGATAAGCACGAAGGCGCAAGAATGGTTCTTGAAACACGGGTTGAGGCTTTAGAGAATAAACCAAAGGAAGATATGAGAATTGTTTACATCTCAATGCTTGGGTGTGGAGCAATAGGCGGGCTTATTGTTTCTGGAGTTTTAAAGCTCGGAGAATTAGTAAAACAGGCGATAGGTTTATAAGGATGTTGCCACAGAAAGGGACTGATATGGTTCGTCACGATCTTCAACAGGACGTTATAGCGGCGTATCGAGCATTACGGATGGCAAGGGTAATATGCGCTCATGCGTCAACATTGGATGAGATTAACAAGGCGGTTGATTCAGTTTTCCAGATAGCAAATAAGCTTGGCGTTGATTTAACTATTATTGACAGGGATTAAACGGGGGTGGTTATGGTGCAGAAACTATTGAGCGGAAGGCTGTTATTTACAGTTGCGGCGGCAGTAGTCTTCGTTCGTGGGGCATTTAACAAGAGCATCCCTGAAGAAGCCGTTGTTGCTATAATCATGTTCGTTGTTCAGGCGTACTTTAACCGTGGAGATAGGAGTTCTTCAACAAAGGGGGCGGCATGAAATTCTGGCAAAAACTTTTAATTGTTGTTGTTTCAGGTGGAGCAATATGGGGGTTGTCTTTTTTGGCGAGCGTTAAGCCAGACATGGCTATGATGCTTGCTTCGGTTAATACGGCGATCATGGCTGTATGTAGCTATTGCACGGGGTTCCCGGCACAGAAAGAGGTCTAATATGTCTTGGGGAAAGTTATTCGGAAAGATTTCCGACCAATTTCAAGGAAGAATCGAACGACTTAAAAATGAGAAAGAGAGCCTTTTAAATGAAAGACAGAAAATTCTTATTAACCCTCCTACCGATAAGTCTTCTAATCGTGTTATCGCTATTGATACAAGGGTGTGCCAAATCAACCAAGCCCTTGGAAGTAAAGCGTCCGATTGAAGTAACTTGGGGTAAGTCCGGGGAAGTGCCAGTTAATGTTTATACTGATTATGATTGGATTTTAATGAGCCGTAGCCATTTTGAGGGGACGTGTAAGTGAAGGCTTTAAAAGCTATTCTAGCGTGGCTTGGCATCGTCCTGTCAGGGATGTATGGCGGTCAGAAAAATAAAGCCGTCAGAAGATTCGGTATCCCTGCCATTTCTATTGGATTTGGGCTATCTATGGGCTGGAGATGGCAGTATTTGGCGTTTTTAGGGTTTATTCCGGTACTTATCATGGGCTATGGCGTTGACAGCGTTTTAGGTGGCTTGTTGGGGCATATAGAGTGGCTTATCAGGCTTGTTTACGCCATGTTGTTGTCGTTGCCGTTCCTGTTCTTTGGTTTGTTCCGGTGGGTAGTTGCGGCGGCACTTCTTGTCTTGGCGTTTCAGATCCACGCAGGAAGCCTTGGCGTGATCTGGGGAATGGATATATTGATCGAGGATATCG